GTTCTAATCTGACCTTCTTCACTCATACTGCCGCCAAGATATTTTGTATCTTTTTTATTTAAAGGATTGCCGCCTGTTTCAAAGAAAGTAGATAAATCATCTTCTGCACTTTTTAATCCTTTTTCTGCATCAGCTTTCATAGACTTTGCTTTGTTAAGTAATTCATCAATTGATGTTTTAAGGTCACTAGATTCGTTAGTTAAATTCTTTGCTTGGTCTAAAGCTTTTATACCTTCAGTATTCTTAATACTTGATCCACCAAACTCTTTGTAATCCATTATGTTATTTAAAAATGCCATTTGTTCGACATCATTCATGCCATTAATATATTGAGCATCTTTTTTAAAAATATCTAATACGGTTGCAAAGTTTCCACCTGTATCTCTTTCAGATGCTAGTAATCCTGGTTTTGTTGATGTAGATTTATTTTTAGTAGCAAGTGTTTTAACATTAGACCCTGATTGTTGAGATACATCAACTCCTATGCTTTTTAATAAATCATATAATTTTACTGCTATGGTTCCTGCCATTTTTAATAGTACTCTCTTTTCCTAGTTGGTTGTATTTCATCTTCATAATCTTCTGGATGGGGTAGAAAACCTCCCTGCCTGAATCGCATAATAGCCATAGTCATACTGTCGACTAAGTCATCATGATCGCCAAATGGGAATGATGCACATTCTTCAATGACTTCTTCTGCAAACTGTTCATCAGGAGCCCAGATTAATCCGGACTCAAACAGTGGCGCACAAGAATTTACTCGTACGTGCTTATCATTACCACGACTTGGCGTGAATGTCATCACCGGAATGTCCATTTGTCTAAGTTCGTGCGTAAGAGGTGTTCCCGATGCTTTTTGTTCAACGATAACCATATCAGGTTCCCAGTATCTATATTGCTCTAATGCTGTTCTACGTAATTCTGGAAAGTCCAAACGTTCTTTTATTGCATCAAGCAAAATTATATTTGGTTTTCCACCTTCTTCAGGATAAAAAACACCCCAAGTAGTGATTGCAGAATAATCAGCGGTTTCTTTTTTTGAAAAAGCGGTATCATAACTTTGAATAACATAAGTAACGTCTGGTAAAAATTCTTTTTCCCATTTATTCCACCATTCTCGTTTAATTAGTGCTCCTTCTTCAGAAGTTGGTTCTTGCATCCATTGCGCGTTCCATTTTCCAACTGGAAGTGTTGCTTTAACCGATTCTAGCTCGTTCATTTTCCAATATTGCGGCCAAACCGGTTTCTTTTCAGTTCCGTGGTCCAAGATTGCTGGAAAAGAAACCACTTCCCACTGATCACCCTTAACTTTTTTTTGATTTGCAAGTAAAATACCTGTTAAATCTTTTTTACTCCATCTAGTCATAACCAATACTATCTGTCCACCAGGTTGAAGCCTTTGTCTGGGTCCTGATGTGTACCATTCATAAGCATTGTCAAACGCAGTAGCTGACATTGCGTCTTGCTCTGAGTGTGGATCGTCAATTATTAATAAGTCAGCACCCCGTCCGGTGATTGCACCGCCGACACCCGCAGCAAAATACTCGCCGCCTTGTGCTGTTTCCCACCTACCGGCAGCTTGGGAATCTTCTCTTAAAGTTGTTTCAAATATTTTAGAATATTCTTCACTATCAATCAAGGTTTTTGCTTTACGACCAAACCTTACTGCAAGTTCGCCTGTGTGAGTTGCTTGAATAATTTTTAATTTTGGATTACGGCCCACCATCCACGCTGGAAGTAGGTAAGAAGCAAACTCAGACTTAGTGTGCCTAGGTGGCATATTCACTATTAATCTATTAATTTTTTTGTTTGCAAGATCGTTAAATTTTTGAGCTATAACTCTGTGGTGTGCGCCTTCAATAAACTCGGGCCACACAGCTTTAGTAAAAGACATAAAATCATCTTTTGCTTTTCGCTGAATCTTTTTTTCAGCATGCATAACTTTTAATCTCTTGTACTGTGAGCGGATGTCAGATGGTAAGTTAGCTATATCTATATTTTTTTTCATAAAAAATTTTTATAATTTTTTGGCACCTTTTTAACAGTGGAGAAGTATTATACCACCCTTAACTGTCTAAAACAAGCAATACAACCTAGAGTAGTGGGACCCCTTTATTATATAAGGTGGATCGCTTACTGAGCGCGCGCGAATATTGGGATCGGGTCTGGTACCTCTATTGATTATATATTTATGTGCTGTGATAGGGGGCGCACAACTTGTGCGTGTGTGAGTGTGGTCCTACAGGACCACACAGTTGGTGTTCGGTTAGTCTAGTAGTACCATGAATGCTGCTGCATTCAGTCTACTGAACTTAGACAATTTCTTTTGCATTGCATTGTAATCCTCATCGAACTCTGCTTGCTTGATCTCAATGTATAACTTGTGTTCTGTTGGTGTTAACATCGTTGACTCATTCGAGTAAGGGTTAGTTGCTTTAATCATTTGTGTCATGTTAGTTCCTCGCTTTCATATCCTACAATATCCTAGTATTATTTAATTGTCAACTGTTATTATCCTAGTTTCCATATAAGGATTGCCTCTCCAATCTGTTGTCTGTTCCTTGACTACATCTATCGGTGTTTCTAGCGCCTCGGTCCTTGGTGCAATGGCAATTACTTGCTGTACATATTTATTAGCAAAGTCATTGTAACAACCTTGACTACAAAAATAAGCATAGAAAGAATTGCGCGTCCATGTCTGTTCTTTTATTTTCTTAGTTCTTAGAACCTTGCTACCCTTGACACCTCTTATTCTATCTTGTGTGTGAGAGGTATGGCAACTTGGACCATGACACCAATTAAAATTACTCATGCTACTACCACCAATCCCATTATCAAACCAAAAAATGTAGTGATACAAAGAAATTCAAAACTACTCATGATTTGTCCTCAGTCATTTGAAACCTTGCAAGTATTTTAGCATGGCTTTCAATGGCAGTTTCTAGAGTCTTGATTCTATCTTCTAAGAACTTTATTTTCTGTCGTTCAAATTGTTCAGCTTTGTTCTGGTCATGCAGTTCAAAGTGTTCAGGTGTTAACTGTGTCATTTTTTATCTCTCCATTTTTGGTCTTGTCTTATTCTGTCGTTTTGTTCATCAATATAATCTTGTGATGATCTGGCAAAGCTTAACCCTACTACAATTAATACTAAGATCATTGCGAAAAATATCCAACCCTCTATTACCATTAGTACCTCGTTTCCATTGTTCTTATTGTCCAAGATGTTTTGGCAGTTCTGTATTCTTGTTTGTCCATGTCAAAGTATGTGATTAAACTATCTCCAACTTTGCTAGTCCAATATCTACAAAGGTCTGTCCACTTTGCCTCTCGTGTGATGTGCTTGCCATGTTTCTTTGCATAGTATGTGATCTTGAATTGTTTGTTTAGTTCCATTCTTTCCTCGCTTTCATTTGTTATAGGACTATCCTATATTATAGAATAGCCTTTGTCAACTCTTATTATGTTTCTATTTGATCTGTTGAGTTATCAGTATGCACTTTTAGTTGTTCAAGTTGTTTTTTTAATCTGTTAACTTCTTTTTGGTTAGCATTTACAATGTCCATAAGTTTTAAAGATTGTGACATTAGTGTATCCATGACATCTGATATTCTTATTTGTGTATTTAGGTTTTCTATGTGTGATTGTGTAACCATGTTATTTCCTCGCTTTCATTTGTTATAGGGAGAATATACCATATTCTCCCATACTTGTCAATTACTAATTTACTGTTGCTTGTTGCATTATTGATCTTGCAATAGCAATTTTTTCCTCTCTCGTTTGCTCTACCTTATCTTCTAAAAGACTAGCCAAATTTTCTGGACTATAAACAGACAAAGCCATAGATGAACTCTCGTTCAGTATGCCCTCATTAAGTGCAACACCTAATTTATCAGCTAGGTCTTTTGCTTGGTCAAAGTATCTATAAGATTTTAAACCCAATGTAAGTTTTTGCATTTTACCATTGATGTGTTCATACAGTTGTTGATGTGCCATGATAACTTGTTCTCTCAAACTGTTATACATTTTAAACATCTCAAATGTTTCCTGATCTACTGCGAACATTCTACTATGACAATAAGATGAACCGATTGTTGTAAGTTGGAAATCTTTTTCCCACTCATCTTTGTATGACATGCTAGTTTTATTATCATTGCTACTATTCTCATGCCCTGTAAATTTATTTACTTGGCTTTCCATAGTATAATAACTTGGACTTCTCTTGTCGTAATTACCATTGATTGCAACATGAAAGTCAGGGTTAAGTCCTTTGGCTTTAATCTCATCTCTATAATAAGACCTTGCAAACTCATCTTCTAACTCAAACTTGACATGTTCTTCGTCAACAAGTTCTCTTGTATGTCCATCACTATCAGTTTCATTTCTTGGTGGTGCAGTAAAGTAAAAGCAGTTGTCATCATACAATGCACCCCCACTTGAACTGTATTTTTTTATCATACTTCTAATTGTATCTACATCTTGTTGTGGTTGGTGGTGTCTTACAACTGTTTCAGCTAGAACTTTCATTTTAGTTCTTGCCTCATTATAATCAGCTATTGATTTTTTGTGTAGTTCATACTTTGGACTGTTAAGTTCAAAGTGTGTTTGGAACACATCAGCAATAGCTTTTCTTTTTTCACTATTTAGTGTCAGTCTTTTTTCTGTCATTTGCTTTCCTTTGGTTATTTTATTTATTTGCATATTTATTTTATAAAGCACTTGACAAACTATGTCAATGGGATTATATAGGATATATATTATTTATACTGTTTAGGTGATATAAATAAAATAGGTTCGGGAGATACCCTAAAAATTCTCCTGAACTGCAAATAGATAAATATGTCAGGAGGTAGGCTTTGGCCGTAAACTTCGGTGTTTATTATTTGCTGGACCCATAAGCTAGGGGATATAAGTCGCAAGACTAAATTGGACTAGTAATGGGCCCTGCTAATGATAAAAGCTACAAGCGGCAAGCGGCAAGCAGCAAGCAACGCTTGACAGCTAGTATAAGATAATATAGGATGTATTTAGAAAGGTATAATTATGGACAATGAACAAAAACTTTATGATGATAACTTTGCAACAGAAGGTCAATTAAAAAGAATAGCTGATGCTATAGAAGAGATCCTGCAGTTGGTTAAAGCGGACCAGGAGAGATCTAAGAAATACATGGAAGAGAATAAAAGTGAGTAGGCGCCCCGGGCCACAGCTGCGGAGGATCTTAACGATCCACGCGGCCTGGCTGGTGGCCTCCGGTTATCCGGAGCCACAAGCAGCAAGCTGCAAGCGTCAAGCGACAAGCTACAAGCAACGAGCGGCAAGCTTGACAAAGTTTAGAAATAGGATTATATAAGATATAGAAAGCAAGGAATCAATGAATACTAAAGAAGCAATAGCAATAACTCACACACTATCAAAGCCCTCCAAAATGCCAGGGTTTGCAATAGGTATACCAGCTAAGGAATGCAAGACAGGAGCTAAGCTTAGAAAAATTAAGGGCTCCGTTTGTTTTGGTTGTTACGCATTAAAGGGGTGTTATGTTTTCCCTGATGTACAAGCAGCTCAGTATAAGAGACTGGCCGCTATCACTAACCCGTTATGGGTTGCAGCGATGGCCCATCTTATCAACTCAAAAAAATCTAAAGTCTTCAGGTGGCACGACTCAGGAGACATACAGGACGAAGCTCACCTGTTAAAAATTTTTGCTGTCTGTAAGTTAACGCCGACCGTTAAGCACTGGATGCCAACGCGGGAAG